AATTGCTCCTTTAAAAAATCAACTTGTGCTTTAAGTTGTTTGTTTTCTTTTTCTAGAGCATTGATATGCTCCTCATATACATGAATCATATTTTCCAATTGTTCAACTTTTAATTCTAATTCATAATCCATAGGGGGTATAGTATATTATAAACTTAATATTTTCTTTATTATCTATCGTCTGCTGCCCTGTTCTCTGATAGGAACACGTCAAACTCACCAGATGGATATCTTTTCTCTAACTTCTTTACGTTAGTTTCGATGACATCATTGAAGGAAACTCCAAGTGCTTGAGTTGCTTGTGCAACATACCAGAGCACATCTCCAAGTTCGATTATAAGATGCTCACGATTATCTTCATTAAATGGTTTACCTTGAAATACCATCTTCTTTACGATTTCTGTAAACTCACCACCCTCTGCACTGATACCAACAGCAGCAGTCATAAGTCTTTCAATATTAGCACCTTTCTGATCGAGTTCTACTAAACGATCTGATAATGATAAAAAGTCTTTTGATGCATCTGATGTTACAGCATCTACAAAGTGTTCGTATCTACTAAAGTCAATTTGTTTTTTCATTAGAATTTAAATTCAGCGAATGATTTTTTAGGTGTTTTCTTCTCTTCATTATACTCTTCTTCTGTGTTATTGTCAATGATATCATCTTGTGCTTTTTGCTCACAATCATACAACCTCATCTTTGCACGATCAACTCCTACAACAAACCTCTTGAATATAGTTGGATCGTTGTATCTATTCTTTAACTGTTTAACCATAATCTGATTTAACGCTTCCAATTCCTCAGTAGATATAAGAGCAAACATAAGATCAGCAGTGGCTGGAAGACCAAAGGACTCCACGGAGTTCTTCCGCAATCGCTTTAATATAGGAGTAAGAATTGACATTTGCTGTTTTTGCGTAACGACTAGATGCACATATATTTAAGTAGTCTATGAATATTATATCAGGTCTAAATGATTTTTTCAATGCAAGTTCATTCAGCAGTGATTTAAAATGACCTGAGTGTGCAGATGCAGTAGGATATTCTTTAATTATAAGAGTTCCTTGCGTTTTCTTAGCAATGCTATTCACCTTTTTATCGAACATAGGTTTAGGTAAATCAGTAATATCTTGTATATTAACATTCAGTAAATTTGCATCAATTCTTTCTGCAATCTTTTCTTCTGCCATTTCAAGAGTAATGTATAAAACATTCTTTCCCTCTAGAAGGACAGAACTAGCATGATGACACATAAAAAGAGACTTACCAACACCAGTACCCGCAAGTGCAATATTAAGCGTTTTATTTGGAAGACCTCCTTTCGTAATCTTATTAAAGTGTTCAAGGTCGAATTGAATTCTACTTTCTTTCCTGTGATATGATTCGTATCTTTCTTCATAGTCCTGAAGATAATCGTGTCCGATATGATTATCAAATGATACTGCTAAAGCATCTGATAGTATTGTTGGTATTGCATCTCGATTTTTCTTTTCATCATTACCATCTGCTATATGTATTGATTCCATGAGTGCAAGATAGATTGCACGATCCCGACACCACTTCTCTGTTGACTCTAATAACCATTGATTATCAACTGGTGCATCATCAAATGTTTTTGTCGTTTCTCTCGCTTCTTTTATCTCTGTTTCTGTTAGATCAGTGCGATTTTCTATTTCAATATTAAGTGCTTCAATTGTAATTGCAGCATCATACTTAACTATAAACTGAGAAATCTCTTGAAAAATAACTCTCTCAGTTTTATTCTCAAAATAATCTGGTTCTATGAACGGAATAACCTTACGAGAGAACTCCTCTTCACAAACTAAATTACGAAGTATAGTAGTCTCAATTCTTTCCATAGTGGATGTATGTACTCATAATATATTTTGAATTACTTTTAGGAGGTAATCCTGTATGTGGATATTCCCAAGTTGGAGGGAATATTATTACTTTACCAGAAACTGGTCGAATATTCAAGCCGTGTCTTGAAAATAATGTATTTCCATCATTATCGTTTAGATAAAAAAGAAATGCCACTCCCCTTAGAGATGAGTTGTAATCTGTTACATCAACATGCTCATCAAATCTTTCATCACCATTAGTTGTATATCTTTTAATTCTAAATTCCTCTAATTCTTTCAAAGGTGGTGAATAATAATTATTTGTGTCTTTACGATATCTTTTATAAACTTCTGAAATATAAGGTATGAGAGAACGAACAGTGTCTGTAGACACCATGTTTAAATTAACCTGAGTAAAACAAGGACAACTATTATGATTAACAAAATGTTGATGTTGTTTATTTGCCTCAAATAATTTAATTAAGTTCTGACAAACATCATCAGGTAAAACATTATCGTAAATCTTAACCATATGAGAAATATTCTTTTGCTATTTCATCTAATTTTTGCATTACTTCTTCAGTAAAATATTCATCTGGATTTGCAAGTATTTGTTTTCCATAAACTTTCTTTCCATTTACTTCATAACGTCCTGCAACATTTTTCCAAAGACCACCTATCTCTCCTAATTCTAGAAGACCATAGTATTTGTCAAGACCTCTTTCATCATAGTAAAGTCGAACTTCAACTTCACGATTTTCTTTACTTAAACGTGATTTATGAGTCTTTGCCTTGATAATATTTCCAATGACATCTTTTCCGTCTTTTTCCTTCTTCTTGGTAAGATAGATGATTGTAGATGACCAAGTTTTAATGTAAGCATTCTGAATGCTCCTTTAACAAGTTGAGATTTGGTCATATCTCTGACTTGTTTATCGTTTAGGGCATCCGTAATTTCTTTCTCTGTAGAAAGCATACCTAATGAGTCTAGCACGAACATCACAGGTTTGCGTTCTTCTTCATCTTTTTTTAAGTATATATCTACTGCCTTAAGTGCCTTACCACGAAACTCTTCAATTGTAACAACATTTACAACAACCAACCGTGCTGTATCAATTCCACGAGACTCAAGTAATCCTTTGGTAACTGCTGCTTCAGTATCAAAATAGAGGCAATACCCATCAGGGTTAGTATCCAAAAAGTTCTTGACAACAGCCAAGGAAAAATAAGTCTTTCCAGTAGAGCTTTCACCAGCGATGGCAGTAATCTTATTAGAAGAAACACCACCAT